TTTGAAAAATACTGGGGCATCAGTTGTGAGCAACTTATAGAAAAAACAAATGACTTATTACAAAAAGAGGGTTGATGAGAACCAAAGCCAAATAATCCATACCTTTATTGCTTTGGGGGCTTCTGTCCTTAATCTTTCAAGAGTTGGAGAAGGCTGCCCAGATATTTTGATTGGTTACAAAAAACATAGTGTTCTTTGTGAAATTAAAAGAAGTGACAAATCACCATATACCGAGAGCCAGGTTAAGTTTATGCAAAATTGGAGAGGTGGCGCAGTTAGCCGAATTGATTCAGTTGATGCTGCTATTCGCTTAATTAAAATGCTTGACATGGGTAATGAATAAGGCAAAATAAGCAAAGCTGCGATATTGCAGCTTCTTTTGCAAAAGGAAAATAGCAATGAAAATGGGCAAAACAACTGATCCAAATAGCACTAAAGGCATCCCAGCCAAAGGTGTTGTAGTTCCTCAAGGTGCTGGCAAGGCAGATATGTCTGGCGAAAGAACCGAAAAATCTCATCGTGGTGGTGTAGCGATGGGTAAAGAAGATGCGATTGGCTCTGACAAAGAGTTCAATACTGGTCGTACTTCTGGTGTCTGCTATGAGCATAAGCGCAATTCTTATGCGATGGAAGATAAGTTCGAAAAAGATCGGATGTAATAAAGCGAAAACCCCTAGTCGTGAAGGTTACTAGGGGCTTTCTAACCAAATAGTAATCGGAGAACTAGATGGCTATAAAAGAGCATAAAGACACTTGCAATTTGTGTCGATTTTTTTCTTTTGGAGATCGCATGGGTATTTGCAATAGATACCCTCAATCTGTCAATAAATCCAATTTGGATTGGTGTGGGGAATGGCAACCCTTGAAAAATCAAGTAATAGAGTCAATGGTTACTGGGATAGACATTAAATTTGTTGAACCTGAAGTAAAAAAGAAACCAGGAAGGCCTAAAAAGTCATGAAACTCAAACCTTTAGCAGACAAAATTGTAGTAAAGCCTGATGTTAGAGAGCTATCTTCAATCATTATTGTTGATAACAAAGAAGTAGAAAACATGGGTACTGTAGTTGCAGTTGGCCCAGGCAAGAAATCATCAAGTGGTCGCAGAGAAGATATGCCTATCCAAGTAGGAGCTAGAGTTCGCTTTGGTACTATGAATGATGACCGAGGCGAAGAATACCTTAAATACTTTCCTTATTATGAAGATGGAGTTAAATACCTTGTCATGAGTTGGCAAGATATTTGCTTTGAGGAAGATGCAAATGCTTAAATGGCTCAAATCTCTATTTAAAACCAAGTCGATGACCCCTGAAGAAATACTAAAGTCATGGGCAGACTTTCAGAATGAACCAAAATCATCAATATGGGACAAAGACTTTAAAGCAGATGATGTTAAGAAGGCGCTAGATAAACAAGCACCAACCAAAAGGAGCAAAACTATGGCAACTAAACCTGGCTTATATGCCAATATCCATAAAAAACAAGCTAGGATTGAAAAAGAAAAGGCTGAGGGTAAACCAGTAGAAAAGATGCGAAAGCCTGGAAGTAAAGGCGCTCCTACTGCTGATGCTTTCAAACAATCTGCTAAGACTGCAAAGAAGAAATAATCATGGCTACTAAAAAACATGACAAGCCTATCCCTCATAAGACTACAGGCAAGGGAAAGACTTACAACCCTACCGAAAAAGGCGCAGGGATGACAGCTAAAGGCAGAGCTGAATACAATGCCAAAAATGGCTCTAATCTAAAAGCTCCAGCTCCAAATCCTAAGACAAAGAAAGATGAGGGCAGAAAAGCTTCATTTTGTGCTCGTATGGAAGGTGTAGTAAAGAAAGCTAAAGGCCCAGCAGAAAGAGCCAAAGCATCCCTGAAAAACTGGAACTGTTAAGGAAAAACCATGCCATTGATTAAATCAGCTAAACCAGCAGCATTTAAAAAGAATATCTCTACTTCTGTGAAGGAAGGCAAGCCAGTTAAACAGGCTGTAGCGATTGCTTACTCAGAAGCTCGTGCAGCTAAGAAAGTAGCAGCAAAGAAAGGAAAAAAATGAACCTAAATGACATCAAACTAGAATTTACCCATTCTGTGCAAGAAATGGAAATCTTATTAGCTGGTCTTAAAAAGCTTCCAATGGAAGTGGCAATGGAGCTATATGCAAAACTGCATGGAAGTGCTAATGCTCAAGTAACAGCCCAAACACAAACAGCTCAAGAAGCAGAACCTAAAGAAGCCGAATAATGACAGCCCCTAATGTATATATTCCTTACCCTTATCCGCAAAGCATTGAAGAAGTGCAAGCGGATATGGATGCCATCATCTATCAGCCTGAAGTTCCACAAGAGCTGCAAGACCAATACAAGAACTTGGTAAACAGCCCTACAACTCAAGCTGATATAGATCAAGCAGAGGCTAATAGTGACAGTATGGACAATGAGTGATAGCATTTAGTCATGGAAACACAAGTAACCACCGAAAACCTCAATGAATCCAAAGATTTACAGGTTGAATCAACTGTAGACAAGGGAGGAGCTCCTGAAGGCAATCAAAATGCTAGAAAGGGCAAACTTTTTTATGAGCAGTTGAGGAGAGTTCTTGTGCAGAATGACCATTACAAGCTAAGAAAGATTACAGAAAAGTTTGTTGAGGCAGCAGAAAAAGGTGAATCTTGGGCTATCAAAGAAATCATGGACAGAATGGATGGAAAAGCTATTCAGCAAACTGAGATTACTGGAGCTGATGGAGCAGAGTTCGTCAAAGGCATAGGCTTTATGTTTGTTGATGGCAATGACAAGCCAGCCTGATACAACAGGCTTTATTTGGCCTAAATTCCCTAAAAAGCTTAAATGCTTAGTTGAGCCAGAACACAGTCGGTACAGAATACTCTTTGGCGGTAGAGGGGGCGGAAAATCGCATAGTGTGGCCCGCATGCTGCTATGCAAGGGAGTGCTCAATACCATTAGAGTTTTATGTGCCAGGGAGTTTCAGACTTCCATTAAAGATTCTGTCCACAAGCTATTAGTAGATCAAATCTATGACATGAAGCTAGAAGCCCATTATGAAGTGACTCAGAGCACTATCAGGGGTAAGAATGGCACAGAGTTCATATTCGCTGGTATTAAGAACAATATCAATGGTCTAAAGTCAATCGAGGGCATAGACTATTGCTGGGTAGAGGAAGCAAATAATGTTACAAAGCTTTCCTGGGATATTCTTATTCCTACTATCCGAAAAGAAAACTCTGAAATATGGGTTACTTTTAACCCAGAGCTGCCTACAGATGAAACCTATAAGCGATTCATTCTGAACCCTCCTGATAATGCTGTAGTGCAAAAAGTAAACTGGAATGACAATCCTTGGTTTCCTGCTGTATTAGACCTTGAAAGAGAATCATTAAAAACCAGGGATTTTGAGGCTTATCAAAATGTATGGGAAGGCTTTACAAGGTCTACCATTGATGGAGCTGTCTTTGCTAAAGAAATGCAAAGGGCAGAGCAAGATGGTCGAATTTGTAATGTGCCTTACGATGCAACTAAGGGAGTGTTTGCTTGCTTCGATATTGGGTGGGCCGATGCAACTGCTGTGTGGATAGGGCAGTTTGTGGGCATGGAAACCAGGCTACTTAGGTACTATGAAACCACTCAAACGACTATTAGCGAAATACTTGGCAAGATGCAAACCTTTGGCTATACCTATGAAACCTTGTATTTGCCCCATGATGCTCAAAATAGAACCTTGGCATCTAATGGCAGAAGCATAGAGGAAATAGTAAGAGCTGCTGGATACAATGTCAGAATCATTGATCGAGTTCCTATTGCTGATTCAATTAATGCTGCAAGAACTATTTTTAATGCTTGCTACTTTGACAAAAATAATTGTGGCCCTGGATTAGACTGTCTGCGCCATTATCGGTATGATGTAGACCCAGATACTAAGCAATTTAGTAAAACACCAGTTCATGACAATTATTCGCATGGAGCTGATGCATTTAGATATATTGGGCTTATGATTCAAGAAAAGAAAGTAGTCAAAAGAAAGCCCATGAATTATGATGTTACAAGCTGGATGAGCTAATAGGAAAACATTATGGTAATGAATGTTGCAAGCAATGGTGGTGTCTATTCCACCGAATATGGCGATGACTATGAATCAGGAGTAATTGAGGAGGCCAAAGAGTTCCTCCGCTTTTGCGCTGAAAATGACTCCAATAATCGAGTCGAGGCATTAGATGACCTTAAATTTGCAGGTGGGGATCAATGGCCTGTAGAAATTCAAAATAGCCGATTGCTTGAGTCTAGACCTTATTTGACCATCAACAAGATTGATGCCTATTGCCGACAGATTGCCAATCAGCAAAGACAGCAAAGACCTCGGATGGTGGCTCATGGCATGAACACCGAGTCTGATGAAAAAGTAGCTGAAGTCATTACTGGCATTCTTAGACATATTGAAAACCAATCAGATGCCGATGCAGCCTATGACAATGCCTTTGAGTTCGCAGTTCGCATGGGATGGGGCTATTGGCGCATCCTTTATGACTTCCCAAGACCTGATTCAATGGAGCAGGAAATTTATGTCAAGCGCATTGAAAACCCTTTTATGGTCTATTTTGACCCTAATAGCAATGAACCTGATGGCTCAGATGCAGAGAAATGCTTAATTACTGAGGTTATTTCTAAAGAATCATTTCGCAAAATGTACCCTGGTGCAGATGATGGAGGTGGTTTTAATCCAAGAGGCACAGGTGATAGTCAGTCAGAATGGATTACTAAAGAAGATATTCGCATCGCTGAATACTTCTATACCGAGCATATTCGCACCAAGCTTTATCTTTTGTCTGATGGCACTACCTGCTTTGAGGATGAAAAGCCATCAGAAGTCATGATGCAAGATGCAGGAGTTTATGTAGTTTCTAAGCGAGAAACCATTAAAAAGCAGATTAAATGGTGCAAGCTAACAGGTATGCAAGTCTTAGAACAAAGAGATTGGCCTGGTAGATATATTCCAGTTGTGCCTGTTTATGGTCAGCAGCTCATTGTCGATAGTAAGAAGAAGAAATTTGGTCTTACTCGCATGGCAAAAGACCCACAGAGAATGTATAACTTCTGGTCTACAGCTCTTACAGAATCAGTTGCCCTTGCTCCAAAGGCTAAATTCCTACTTGCAGAAGGTCAGGATGAAGGTCATGAAATGGAGTGGAATACAGCTAACATCAAGTCGATGCCTGTATTGCGCTATAAGCAAACAGATTCAGAAGGCAGAATTGCTCCAGTTCCTACAAGAATTCAGCCAGAACCTCCTCCTACTGGAATGGTTACAGCTCTACAAGGCTTAAATTCAGACTTGATGGCTGTTGTTGGTATTTATGACCCAGCTCAGTTGCCACAAGGTATGCAGTCTGGAAAGGCATTAAATGGTCAGCAACAGCAGACCGACATGACCAACTTCCACTACTATGACAACCTTACAAGGTCGATTAGGCAATCTGGTCGCATCTGTTTAGACCTTATTCCTCATATTTACTCAAATGAAAGAGTCATGCGAATCATTGGCGCAGATGGTAAAGGCGAATTAGTAAACATTAACCAAAAAACTCAAGATGCAGAAGGTGTAGACCGAGTTCTTAATGATGTAACTACAGGCGAATATGACATTGTGATGGAAACAGGCCCTGGCTATGCTTCCAAGCGACAAGAAGCTGTAGATTCCATGATGACTTTATTAACTGCTGATCCTAATTTGATGCAAACAGCAGGAGATTTAGTCTTTAGAAATATGGACTTCCCTGGTGCTGACATTATTGCTGACCGATTGGCTGCTGCTAATCCATTAGCTCAAGTCGATGAAAAAGCCGATATTCCACCTCAAGTTCAGATGCAACTCAAGCAGTCACAGATGGTTATTCAGCAGTTGCAACAGCAGATTCAGCAAATGACCTTGGATATGAAATATGGTGCTTCTGTTGCAGAGCAAAAAGACAAAGCTATGTTGCAAAAAGCTCAAATGGAAATGGAAGTTCGCAGAGAAGATACTAGAATGCGAACTGATACTCAGGCTCATGACACAGTCATTAAAACTCAGACTCAGCTAGAAATAGAACAAATGAAGGCACAACTGGCTTTAGTCATGGCACAATTAGATTTAAGAACCGAAAGAGCAGCACTTGATGAAGCAATCGAAAGGGGCATTTAAATGAAATATGAAGATTTATCCGATGAGGCTCGTGAATTAGTCCTTCATGGTGACAATAGTGAGCATATGTATCGTTCAAGCCATGAACCAATTATGAAAAATTTGTCTAAAAAAATGGCAAAAGGTAAATATGATGAAGGCAAAGCTCGTAAATTATGGGGTTATCATGCAGACCGAGCAGCTCAGTCTTACCATAAAGAATTTGGTGAATCTTCCCATCCTTGGCACAAAATGTTCCCTACAGAGCATCGTAAACAAGCTGCTAGTCATTGGGAAGCCAAACATCGTGAAGAACTTGGTGAATAACATTACTTTTAATCGGAGAAAAATATGCCAGTAATTACAAGTGCGAATAGAGCAAGATGGATGATGGAAGAAATGGCTCGTAGATCAGGTAAAAAGCCTGAGCCACAAGCAAAATCCAATCCATTTGAGGGTATGAGCAAGACTCAACTTAAAGAACAAAAGGCAATGCTAAAAGAAGCTTTAAAAGTAGCAGAGCCTGATGCTAAGGAATAAATAGACAAGAATTATTTTTAGTAGTATTTTTAACTTAAATTGGAGCTTGAGAAATCATGGCCGAACAAGAAGTTGTAAGAGAAGCAAGTAGTGTAGTAACAAGTGACAATGCAACAACCTTTTATGCAGAAAGATTAGGTTTAGCTGACCAAGCAGAGCCAACTGAGGCTGTAGAAAATACAGAGCCAGAGCAAAGCGAAGAACAGAGTGAACCAGAAGCAAAGGAAGAAGCTAAGAAACAAGACCCTGAAAAGTCAAAAGATAAGCTAAATAAGCGATTCGATAAGGTAACTCAAAGAGCTAAACAAGCGGAAGCTGAAGCTCAAGAGCTTAGAGAAAAGCTAAAGAGTTATGAAGCTGGTAGGGTAAACCCTCAGCAACAGGAACAAAAACCTGTTGTAGAAGGTAAGCCCAGAGCAGACCAATTTAATGATGCTTATGAATATGCAGAGGCATTAGCAGAATGGTCGGCTGAACAAGCTTTATTGCGAAGGGATGCAGAGGAAGCTAGTCGCAAAGCTCAAGAAGCTGAAGCCAAGAAGATGGAATCTTGGAATAAGAAACTTGAGAAAGCGAAAGAAGAAATGCCAGATTTTGATCGAATTGTTCAATCTAGCGATGTAGTCGTTAGTGATGAAATCAAAAAGGCAATTCTTGAAAGTGATGTAGGGCCACAGGTTCTATATGCACTAGCATCTGATGAAGATTTTGCAAGAAAATTAACAGAAATGGACTCTGTTAAAGCTCTGAAAGAAATTGGCAAACTTGAGGCTAAATTTGAAGCTAAGGAAGAAAAACCCAAAGCTGATAAACAAAAGGCGATTGTTTCAGGAAGTAAAGCACCTGATCCTATCAGGCCTTTAAGTGGTGGAAAAGTTGGCGCAGATGTAATGATTGACACCAATGGTGAATTTCATGGTACTTATGCTCAATGGAAAGCTGCAAGAATGGCTGGTAAGGTTAGATAAACCTAATTTTTTTGGAGAATTAAAATGGCAAATACCTTGCTAACTATCAGCAAGATCACCAATGAAGCATTGATGGTCTTGGAAAATGAACTAACATTTACCTCAGAAGTAGATCGTAACTATGATGACCAATTTGCAGTAGTTGGTGCAAAAATTGGCGCAACAGTCAATGTCCGCAGACCAGGTCGCTTTATCGGTACAACTGGCCCAGCATTGAATGTGGAAGATTTAAATGAAACTTCAGTACCTGTAACTTTGTCTACCCAGTTCCATGTGGATACACAATTTACAACTCAAGACTTAGCTTTGTCTTTGGATATGTTCTCTGATCGTATTCTGAAGCCAGCAGTTGCAGCTATTGCCAACAAAATTGACTTTGATGGTACAACTACAGCAGCTCTGAACACAGCTAACATCGTAGGAACTGCTGGTACTCCTCCAACTGGCTTGTATACATACTTGTCAGCTCAGGCTTACCTCGATTCTGAAGGTGCTCCTCGTGATGGTCGCAGAAGCTGTATCGTTGAGCCATTCACTTCAGCTACTATTGTTGATAGCTTGAAAGGATTGTTTGTTCCTAATGACAAGATTGGTATGCAGTATGAGAAGGGCTTGATGGGTCGTGATTCTGGTGGTATGAACTGGAAACTTGATCAAAATATTATTAGTCAAACTTTTGGTAATTTCTCTAGCTCTACTGTTACTGCTTCTGTAAACACAACAACTGCAACTGGTTTCTTAACCTCTGGTTGGGCTTCACAGTCCACAATCACTTTGACTGCTGCTAATACTGGCACAATCAACTTGAATGCTGGTGATACATTCCAAATCGCAGGTGTATATGCTGTGAACCCACAGAATCGTCAAGCTTATGGCACAAATAAGCTTCGTAGCTTTGTTGTGAAATCTGCTGTTTCTGTAGCTTCTGGCTCATCTGTTTCTGTAACTGTTTCCCCTGCTGTTATTTCAGGCGGTCAGTTCCAGAATGTGTCAATTCCTTCTACTAGCTCTACTGCTGCTGTTACCTTCTTTGCATCACAATACAATGCAAGCGGTAATGGTGTAGTAAGCCCACAGAATATTGTTATGCATCGCAATGCTTACACAATGGCTATGGCTGACTTGGAATTGCCTGAAGGTGTTCATTTCGCTGGTCGTGCATCAGACAAAGAAATTGGTCTGTCCATGAGAGTTGTCCGCCAATACACCATCAACAATGACTCGATTCCAACTCGTGTCGATGTGCTCTATGGTTGGGCCCCACTCTACCCAGAGTTGGCTTGCCGAGTAGCAGCCTAATAATCGGAAGGGGTAAAACCCTTCCTTTTTAAACATATTTAAGGAAATAAAATCATGAGTAATCCAGGCCCAGCAGTAACAACCTCAAGCCATCCCTCAAATGTAACGACTAATCAGTCGTTGCGAGTGATCGCTACCATTAAGAATGTAAATGCTAATGCAATCGCAAATTATCCAATGCAAGTAACCAATAGCTCTGTATTTTTGCCACAGAGTCTAATTGTTACTAATCTAAACAATGCAGGAGCTTCTGTAACTCCTACTGGTTTAGCATTAGGTGTAGCTACCACTTCTGGTGGTTCTAGCTTGTATGGTGCAATCACAGCAGCTAATTTAAGCACAACAGTCGGTGCTTCTTTAGTTGCTCCAACTGCACAAACAACTGCTACCACAGTTCAAAACCTTTATTTAAATGTCACAGCTCCATTGTCTACAGCAGTAGCTGGCGCAACTTTTGATGTTTATGTTTATGGCTATGACTTTAGTGTTTCAAACTAAGTAACCAAGCGATGTAAAAGGAAAAAGCCATGCCCAAAAAGTGTGGCTTTTTTTCTTCAATACCCTATAATTGATTTACCTTATTTAAAGGAAAAAAACCATGCCATCTACCACTCTATCTCGTGGAAATGTTTTATCTCAAATTTACATTGGCCCATCATTGACCCCTGTTTCTGTAGCTGCTTATACAACTGCTGCTCAAACATTTAATATTGCTGGTTTGCAAACTACTGATATTGTTCAGTATGTCGGTTTATCTGGTAATCAAACTGCTGGTGTTACTGGCGCAGAATGTGATGTTTTAACCCCTGGTGTTCTAACTGTTGCATTTTTAAATAGCACTTCAGGCGCAGTAGTTCCTGCTGCTGGTACTTATGTATTTTGTGTGACTCGTTGCGAAAATTTGCCTTTACCTACAACAGCAGTATAAGGAGCTAAATAATGGCTTATGATTCAGCTTTTGCCCCCTTTGGGCCGACTTATTTAGTCGGATTATCGGCTGTTCAAGTCAAATCGAGCAACAATGTATATCCTTCTGGGTATCGCATTATCAATTTGACAGGTAGTTTAATTAGAGTTGGATGGCAACCTCAAGAGCCATCTGATGCTACTGTTACCCCAGCAGCTACAACTCCAACTGCTACTGGAACAGCTAATGTCCTAACATTACCTGCTAATGCTGTAGGTGTTTTTAGCGGTATTCCACCTAATGCATGGTTTATTGCAAGCGCAGCATCTGTTGAAATAACACCTGGTGAAGGTATTGCTTAATTAAGGATTAAATATGGGTGCTCCCAATTCAACAGTAGACCAAAATCTACTGCCAGTTCAGGCTTATTTTGATGTATATGGTAATTTTCAAACTTTTATTGGTCAGGGCAAGCCTTTTTTTGCTACCATAAGCCCAATTCAATCTGGTTTAACAATTACCAATAGCACCATAAATAGCACAACTATTGGGGCATCTGTTCCTTCTACTGGCGCATTCACCAATATCAGCACTACAACTGGAACTATTGCAAATCAACCAGTAGGCGCAACAGACATTGTTAATTTACTGGCTTTGCAGTCTTATGCTGTAGGAATTAGTTGGAAAGCTCCTGTAACTGCTGCAACTTTAACAAATATTACCTTGTCAGGTTTACAAACTGTTGATGGAGTATCTCTTGTAGCTGGTAATACTGTTTTAGTAAAAAATCAATCAAATAGCGCACAAAATGGCATTTATCAAGTAAATACTGGTGCTTGGACTTATGCCACAGGATGCACAACTTGGTCGCAATATGTAAGCGCATTAGTGTTTGTTGAATATGGATCACAACAAGGTTCTGCTTGGTATTGCACAGCACAACCAGGTGGTACATTAGGCACTACTGCAATGAATTGGAGCAATTTCAGCACAGCAGCTAACTATACTGCTGGTACTGGATTAACTCTTACTGGGTATCAATTTAGTATTACTAATACTGGGGTTGCTGCATCAACTTATGGGTCTGCAACTGCAACCCCTGTATTTGCGGTAAATGCTCAAGGCCAGATTACTTCTGTTACCAATACCACTATTACTCCTGCGATTGGAAATGTAACTGGTCTTGGCACAAATATGTTGGCTTTCTTGCAGACCCCTACTTCTGCAAATTTAGCATCAACTGTGACCGATGAAACAGGCTCAGGAGCTCTTGTTTTTGCTACAAGCCCTACCTTTATTACCCCAGCTTTAGGAACTCCTGCAAGCGGTGTTTTAACCAATGCTACAGGCTTGCCTTTAACAACTGGTGTCACAGGTACTTTGCCGATTGGAAATGGTGGCACAGGTCAAACAACAGCTTCTGCTGCATTTAATGCACTTAGCCCAATTACTTCAACTGGTGACTTAATTCTTGGTACTGGAGTTAATGCAGCAGGAAGATTAGGAATTGGCACAAATGGTCAAGTATTAACAAGCAATGGCACAACTGCATCTTGGGCTACTCCTGCCTCTAATGTTTCATCATTTAGCGCAGGTACTACAGGGTTTACACCTAGCACAGCCACAACTGGTGCAGTTACTTTATCTGGCACTTTAGTAGTTGGAAATGGTGGTACTGGAGTTGCAACTCTTTCTGGAATTGCTTATGGCAATGGTACTAGCGCATTTACAGCAGCGACTGCTGCACAAGTGGTTTCGGTTATCGGTTCAACTGCTGTAACTAATGCTACTAATGCTACCAATGCTACAAATATTGCAACAACAGGCGCATCTAGTTCTGCAAGCACTTTTTACTTAGGTTTTGTAGGTTCAAATACCTCTGGAAATCAAGCTCTTACAACTACTGCTGCTCTTAATTTTGTTCCTTCTACAGGTGTTTTATCTGCTACTAGCTTTACTGGTGCAGGAACTGGTTTAACAGGTACAGCTTCAAGTCTTTCCATTGGCGGTAATGCTGCAACTGCAACAAGCGCAACAACAGCAACTACAGCTACTAATGCTACTAATACAGCAATTACTGATGACACTACAACTGCTACTTCTGTTTATCCAACTTGGGTAACAACAACTACTGGTAACTTGCCTCAAAAAACTTCATCTACAAAAATGAGTTTTGTTCCTTCTACTGGAATATTGACTGCAACTGGCTTTGCTGGCGCATTAAATGGTTCAGTTGGCGCAACAACTGCTTCTACTGGTGCATTTACAACTCTTTCTGCATCTTCAACAGTATCAGGAACAGGATTTAGCACTTATTTAGCTTCACCACCTTCGATTGGAACTACTGCTGCTGCTGCTGGAAACTTTACCAATTCACAAATTACTTCATTAGGAGTTGGTACTGCTGCTTCAGGCACAACTGGTGAAATTCGAGCCACAAACAATGTGACAGCTTATTATTCTTCTGATGCAAAATTCAAAGAAAATGTAAGACAAATTGACAATGCGACTCAAAAAGCAATTTCTATTGGTGGAAAATACTTTGATTGGACTGCTGAATACATTGCTAACAAAGGTGGCGCAGATGGCTATTTTGTTAGAAAAAATGACATTGGTGTAATTGCTCAGGATGTGCAAGCTGTTTTACCTGAAGCAGTTAGAACAAGAGAAGATGGAACTTTGGCTGTAGATTATCAAAAATTAGTTTCTTTGGCTTTTGCTGCTATTGCAGAATTAAAATCTGAAATTGAGGAATTAAAATCAAAATGAAAAATGGCATAGATTTTATTTATGAATATTCTGATTTAAATCATCTTAAAACTAGGGTACAAATATTAACTGGGGAATATGCAGACACCATTTTAGAATTTGGTGGTTCTGTTTTTGCTCCAAATGAAGGTAAAAATACTTTTGTATTTGAATATAAGTTATTTCAAATCCCTGGAAAATTCGCTAATGTTAAGTTAAAAGGCGAAAAAGAATTTGAAATGTTTTTAGGCCATTTATTAATTGCTGTTATTGATGCAAAAAGAAATGACCCTAAAGAATTGGAGCTTGTAAAAAATGCCGCAAAAGCAACAATTCCATTAAAAAATAAAATTAAAATTGATCCTTGGTTTTATTCTAAAGAGGCGACAATCATATGACAATGAACTCTAGTGGCCCAATTAGTTTGGCTGGTACAACTGCTGGTGTTTCTATTGAAATAGAAAATGGTGGTAATGGCACAACCATGATTAGTCTTAACGATACCGCTGTTAGATCATTAGCTGGAGTGCCAAGCGGTGCAATTATAATGCCTACCAACTTTTATGGTAAGGCAAATCAATTCAGCTTTACTATTTCATCTAATACATCTAATGCTAATTTAAGATCATTGGCTGTTACTGCTGGTTGGAATGCATCATCTAAGGTTGTTGCAACAATTAATTCAGGTGTTTATGTATATTCTACTTCTACTGGAACTCCAGGTTTAACAGTAAATGGATCATTCCCAGGTGGTGTTTCATTAATTAATAATGGAACAATTCTTGGAATGGGCGGTGCTGGTGGATATGGACAAGCTGGCAATGGTAGCGGTGGTGGAACTGCACTTTTAGTTTCTACTGCTCTAAATGTTACCAATAACAACATTATTGGTGGTGGTGGCGGTGGTGGTGGCGGTAGTTCATATCAACATCAAAATTTTGGTTGTTGTTCATATAATGACCTTAAAGGCGGTGGTGGTGGCGGCGGTAGAACTGGCTTAACAAATTCTAGCGGTGGAAGTGGTTTTGCTGGCGGTTCTGCTGGCGGTGCTGGCACTTCTTCTTCCGCTGGTAGTGGTGGTTATGCTGGTTTCAGTCGTGTATATGGTGGTGCTGGTGGCACTTGGGGTGCTGTTGGAACTGCTGGTGTTGTTTTATGCTGTTGTTGTCGTGGTTATTGGCAATCTACTGGCTATTCAGGATCAGGTGGAAGCGGCGGAAAAGCAACTTGTGGTGCTGGTACATATATTACTTGGACTGCAACAGGTACTCGTTATGGTTCGGTAAGTTAAGGATATTCAATGACTACTATTTATGTTATTCCAAATCTAGTTAGCAAAATATCTACATATATTTGTGATTCCCAAGCAACTATTGATTCTAGACCAATAGATCCAAAAACTGGACAACCATATATTCCAGCAAGTCAATGTAGTGTTGGTACTCAAACCGATGCAGACAATAAACTTGCATCAAATCAATCTGCATGGTTAGCACAACAATCAGAATTATTTAATGTAAATTTGCAAACTGCAGTAGAAGGTGGTGTTGTATGGACACTTGTAGATTTAAATACTGAACCTGAAAATACTGATAGACAATATTTTGTATATGATCCCACCGATGGATTACATGAACCAGCAACAGGGCTTGATGCGGCAAAAACTGTATTTGCACAAATTCAACAAGAATATTTAGTATTTACTGGCATGGATAAATACATTGAAAAAACAGAATGGAATCCACCACCACAATGAATGGACAATTTCAGCATTTAAATGCAACTTCAGTTTTTTCTGCGCCAATATATCAAATTGATAAACCTGAATTTTTAGAAATTACTAAAAAAATTTCAAATAAATTTATTAATCAAAGAAAAGAACAATCTGAATTAAATCCTAATTATCCAGTCTACATGACTGAAAACATTAATTATGATCCTGAAATGCTAGAATTTGCTAATTTTGTAGCTCAAACTGCATGGAATATTTTAGATTTACAAGGCTATGCAATGAATGAGTTTACGACTTATTTTAAAGAAATGTGGGCGCAAGAACACCATACTATGTCATCAATGGAAAGACATATTCATGGCAATGGTTCAGTTATGACAGGATTTTATTTTTTAGATGTTCCAAAAGATTCAAGTAGAGTTTTATTTTATGATCCAAGGGATTCAAAAGTTATTACAAATTTGCCTGAAAAGGATATATCTGAAATAACTCATGCCAGCAATATCATTAATTTTGAACCAACCGAAGGCGCATTATTTTTTACTAATTCTTGGCTTCCACATTCTTTTACAAAAAATTTATCTAAAGAACCAATACGATTTATTCATTTCAATATTGGGGTAATGCCTTTAAAACAAAATAATGTAGAAATAATTTAAATGATATTTAAATTTCCAAAATCAAAAATTACATTAGATTGTTTTACTACTAATGAAACAATTATTAAAACTGCACCAGTTGATTTTGCTACAAAACATTTTCCTGAATGGTGGAAAAATTTACCTTCAGAATATGTAGATGGTTTTTTTTCCAGACCAACTATGAAAAATTGTGCTGGAATGAATGATTTATATGGATATTCTATTGCTATTCCGCTATGGTCTGATTTTGCTTTACACACAAATAACAATCAATTTGAATGGCAATTTTCTGATAAAAAAACAAATGTTGGAAATCATAATATACAAAAACAAGCTAATGGATTTTTACCAAGCAATTATTCTCATTTAAAAATAATTTCTCCTTGGAATTTTAAATGTAAAAAAGATATAAATTGGATGTGGAATACACCTTTTTATAATTTTAGTCAATATCCAGATATTGTTATTCCAAATGCAATAATAAATTTCAAACATCAAATAAAAACTAACATAAATTTTTTATTTAGAAGTGATGAAGATAAAACAATTTTATTAAAACAAGGCACTCCATTGGTGTTGCTTACACCTTTAACTGACAAAAAAATAGAAATTGTCAGGCATCTTATTGATGAAAAAGAATTTCAAAATCAAAAAAGAACTAATATAGCATTTACAAATGTTTATAAAAAAATAATAAAACAGACACAAAAGTTTTCTTCTTGCCCTTTTAAGAATCATACAAAATGAATAAATATCGCATTCGATTCAATAAATTTAGAGGACAAGAAGGTCGTGGAACTATTGACCATGTTTGGAGAGTTTTTGAAGGCAATAAGGAATATTTGGTTAAAAATTTTAAAATTAATGTTCCTTCTACAAGCGAAAGAGAAGCCAATTCTGAAGATTGGAATGTGGTTTGTTATGGGGTATTAACTTTTGATAGAGAAACATCAACTGCGATTGTGAGTGAAAAATGAACTTTACATGGAAAATATTAGAACTTTTTGCCGAAGCCAAATCTGTTAGATATTTGCTTAAATTAACAGATGAAAAAAATTCTGTTGAAACTGAGGGAAATCATACATTTTCCGATGGAATTGTTAATCTAGCTTTTGACCAAATTAAAGAGGCAAATTTGATAGATTGGTTAGAAAAAGATACTATTCAAAATGATGTAAATGTCATAAAATTGAATTTAGAGAAACAATTAAAAGCATTGGAAAATGGCCAAAAAGTAAGTTTTCCTTGGTTAGCTGATACTTTTACACCAAATTAATAGGGCAATCATGGTAACAACTACTTGGACTATTACAAAATTAGATGTATATCAGCAAGCCCAAGGTGAAACTGATGTAGTCTGTGTTGCCTATTGGAATTTAAATGGTACTGATGGTGTTTATCAATCAAACATCCAAGGCACTCAAAGCCTTATTTATGTGCCAGGAAGCCCATTTACCCCCTATGATGACCTAACTGAGCCACAAATTATTGCTTGGGTCTTGGGTGCAATGGGAGCAGATTTGGTTGCAAATTTTGAAAATCAAGTGACAAATATGGTTTACCAGCAAGAAAGACCAGTTATTGTTACCCCTCCTTTGCCTTGGAGCAATTAAATGACACAGCCTATTGATATTATTAGCAGAGCTTTAAAAGATATTGGCGCATTAGAAGCTGGGGAAACACCAACTCCAGAAGCTGCTCAAGATGCTTTTGATATGCTCAATGACCTTATAGACCAATGGTCTAATGAAGATATGATGGTTTATAACACCACAGAAATCATTTTTCCTTTGATTTCTGGTCAGGTTCAATACACTATTGGCCCTACCCCATCGACTGCAAATTATGTTGGGGCTTCCTTTACAGGATCAATTTCAGGAAAAATACTTACTGTAACTTCATTAACTACAGGTGCAGTAGCCCAAGGGCAAACCCTTAAAGGCACAGGAATATTGCCTGGCACTAAAATTGTTCAGTTTTTGACAGGCGCAGGTGGTCAAGTTAATGAAACTGGTACTTATGAGCTAAACATTACTTACCCAAGTTCTGTTGCATCAACTTTAATTACTGCTTACTATCAAAAACCTTTATTTATTGACCAAGCTTATGTAAGGGTAAACACTCAGTCTAATGGACAAGCTGTGCCAAATGGCGGTTTAGATTACCAAGTAGCTGTTTTGTCACTTGAAAATTACAATCAAATTGGTCTAAAAACTTTAAATGGCCCTTGGCCTAAAGCCTTGTATTACAACCCTAATGCTGAAACTGGCAATATTTTTGTATGGCCTAATCCTAGTCAAGGTGAGATGCATATGTTCTCATCTACTATTTTTAGCAATTATGAAACTTTGTATGACAACATAGTTCTTCCGCAAGGCTATTCAATGGCTCTTAGATGGAATTTGGCTGAAAGATTAATGCCTATGTATGGAAAAGCATCTACTACTCAGATTGGCATGATAAATGCTTATGCAGCCCAGTCTAAATCGACCATTAAGCGCAACAATATGCGACCAATCGCTGCTGCTGGCTATCCAGATTCAATGCTTGTGGGTAGAGCTAAAGATGCTGGATGGATTTTAAGCGGTGGTTTCTTTAGATAAGGATTAAAAATGTCATCAACAACATTCATAGATGGACAAACAGTTATTTATGCCACTTGGCTAAATGATGTAAATGCTGCTGTTTATAGTGGCACTTTTCCAAATGGCAGCATAGTAATCACAAATTTAAATGCTACTAATTCAACCATTACTAATTTAACTGCTACTTCTATAAATTTACCAAGTAATTTTTCAATTACTCAAAGTGGTTCTAAAATATATTTTAAATATAATGGTTCAAATATTGCATCATTAGATTCAAGCGGTAATTTTATTGCATTGGCTAATGTAACTGCCTATGGCACTCCATAAGGATTCAAAATGGCAGATTTTGGATTTGTTGGCGCATCTTATGAAGCCCCATCTATTTATCAAGATGCTCAGGAATGCATAAATTGGTTTCCTGAAATAGACCCCACTAAAGCACAAGGCTCTAGAGGGGTTGTTGCTTTATATCCAACTCCAGGGCTTACATCTATATGTGCTCTTTCTCCTCAAGCTGAAGTAAGGGGAATGAGGACATTATCAGGCGGTCAATATATGGTCGCTGTTTGTGGTTCTTATGTATATGTTTTAAATTCCACTTTTACACCTACTATTATTGGTCAATTAAATAGCAGTTCAGGTAGAGTAGGAATTTCAGACAATGGCATTAATGTCTATATAGTAGATGGCACTTATCGCTATACATGGCGAATTTCACAGCCTAGTTCGGCAGTATTTCAAGGAACAATTTCAGGAACAACCTTAACAGTTAGTAGGGTAATTAGCGGAACAATTACAGCAAATCAAGCATTGTTTGGTATTGGTATTCCTAATGAAACTGTCATTGTTAGTGGTTCTGGATCAACTTGGACTATAAACAATACTGCTAGCATTCCAACTACTATCCAGATGAACTCGTCAGCAGTAGCAGCAGTCATTACAGCCAGTATCGCTACATCAATTTTGACAGTTACAGCAGTTACAAGCGGAACTTTATATCCTGGTCAAACAATACAAGGTTCTACAGTAGCAGGAAATACCATTATTACTGCTTTAGGCTCTGGAACAGTATTAAGTGCAACAATCGCTACTGCTGGCACAGGATATGCTGTAAATGACACCATAACAGTTTTAGGCGGTGTTTATGGCAATAACCCTGCTACCTTTACAGTAACAGGAATAGGAGGCTCTGGAGCTGTTACAACCCTTACCTTAACCTTTTCAGGGGCATATACTTCTTTGCCTCAAAACCCTGTTTCTACATCAACTACAGGATCAGGCACAGGATTAACCCTTAATTTGACATTTGGAACAGGTACAGGAAATACAGGAAATTATGTAGTTAGCGGTTCTCAAACTGTGACCTCAAGAACTATGTATGCACTTAATTTTAGTGTTTTACCAAGTTCAGATGGTGCTTTTTCTGGTGGTACAGTAGTCGATATTGTAGATAATTACTTTGTTTACAATGACCCAAATACCCAGCTATGGGCAGCATCTAATGTTCTTAGCCCTATTACTTATGGATTAAGCTATGCGAGTAAATTTACAGGGCCTGACAATCTAATTTCTTTAGTTTGCGATCATGGTCAAGTCTATTTATTAGGAGAAAGAACCTCCGAAGTTTGGGCTGATGTAGGAACTTTCCCATTTCCTTTTCAAAGAATCCCTGGTTCTTCAAGCGAACATGGCATTTCTGCTCCATTTTCTGTAGCCAGATTAGGAAATTCTTTTGCTTATTTAGCTAAAAATAATCGAGGTCAAGCTGAAATTGTCATGATGAATGGCTATTTTCCGCAAAGAATTAGTACCCATGCTGTAGAAAATACTCTTGTAGATCAATATATTGGAGATGCTGTAGCTTATACCTATCAGCTAGAAGGTCATGAAACTTATGTCATTTCATTCCCAACTCTTGATTTAACTTGGGCTTATGATATTGCAACTCAGCTTTGGCACAAATGGTTATGGGTAGATAATTTGGATGCTTATCATCGCCATCGGTCTAATTGTTCTGCTTTTTTCCAAGGGCTTGTTTTGGTTGGAGATTGGCAAAATGGTCAAATTTATCAGTTAGACCCTACAAATTACACCGACAATGGCGATACCATTAAAAGAGTTCGCAGAGCACCTCATTTAGTTACAGACCTTCAAAGACAATATTTTGATGAATTTCAAATTCAATTTCAGCCTGGTGTTGGATTATCTGGATTAACTTCAACCTCTTATGCTCCTACTAATGGTATAGCAGGAATAGGTATATCTGGTATTGCTGTAGCTGGAACTTCAAGCATAATTACTATAGGTGTAAATCCCCAAGCCATGCTTAAATGGTCAAATGATGGCGGTTCTACTTGGTCTAATGAATATTGGTCAAGTATTGGATTACAAGGAAAATATCAAAGTCGTATTATTTGGCGCAGATTGGGATGGTCTAGGGATAGAATTTTTGAAGTTACAGTAACTGACCCTATTAAATGTGTAATTGTTTCTGCTAATTTAAAAGCTTCTGAGGGAGAAAACTAATGGCTAATAATAGTATTTGGGGATCAACTCAACAAAATCCTTATCCTCAGACACCTTTTTTAGATGACACTACCAAAATGCCAACTAGGTCTTGGCAACAGTATTTGCTTAATTTGGTAAATTTTAGCTCCGCTACTAATGCAACAAAAGGGTCTGCAACTTTGCCAACTAATCCTGTAGGATTTATTAATATTACAGTTAATGGTAAACCCTATAAAGTGCCTTATTACAATGTCTAATTTACAAGTTATAACTGAAAAAAAAGTTCAGCAATTAGAAGCTGAATTTTTAAAACATGAACAAGTAGATTGTCCTGTTGTGCATCGCTTTGGCCCTAATATTTATATTAGAGAGGTGACTATTCCTGCTGGAACATTGTCTATAGGGCATTATCAAAAAACCGAGCATTTAAATATTATGATTGCTGGTAGAGTAACAATGGTCAATGATGATGGTTCAAAAACTGAATTAGTAGCACCTCAAGTTTTTGTATCTAAACCAGGTCGAAAAATTGGCTATATTCATGAAAAAATGATTTGGCAAAATGTTTATTCAACTTTAGAAACTGATGTAGAAAAGCTTGAATCAATGTTTCTTGAAAAAAGCATAACATGGCAAGAAAACCAAAAAGCTCAAAATTTGTTGCTTACTTTAGACCATTCTAGCGATGTAGCTGATTATTATTTGGCTATTGCTGAATATGGTTTTGACCATGAAACTGTCAGAAAACAAACAGAAAACATGGATGACCAAATTCCTATGCCTTTTGGTAATTACAAAATGATGATTGCCAATTCAAGAATTGATGGCAAAGGAGTATTTGCCACAGGAAATATAGCCCAAGGAGAAGTAATTGCTCCAGCTCGCATTGATGGAAAAAGAACCCCTGTAGGAAGATATACAAATCATGCAAAAAATGCCAATGGAATTATGGTTTTGAGAGATAATAACAATATTGATTTGATAGCAAATAAGGCTATAAATGGATGCCAAGGCGGTAATTTGGGTGAAGAAATTACTATTGATTATCGGCAAGCCTTAAGCCTTGCAACAAGGAGAAATTAAATGTCAGGAGTCGCAACAGCAGTAGTTGTAGGTTCGGTAGCAGGGGCTTATATAACAAGCCAAGGCCAGCAAAATGCTGCTCAAACTCAAGCTGATGCTGCAAGAGCTAATCAACAAAATTTACTTGCTGCTGGACAAACTGCTTCCCAAGAATTTGCTCCTTATGCAACTTATGGAACAACTCCTTTATCTAGCTTAACAGCGAATAATGACTATTTTAATCGTCAATTTAGCAATACCGACTTAAATACCAATTTAGCACCTAATTTTGCTTTTGGTTTAGATATTGGTCAAAGATCAAATTTAATGGCAAACAATGCTACAGGAGGTGTTGTAGGAGGTAATACACTTAAATCATTGTCTGATTACAGTCAAAATTATGCACAAAATGCTTATCAAAATGCATTTACTAATTACACAAATCAGAAAAATTCTATTGCTGGAATTGACTTGGCTAATGCTACTTTGGGATTATCAGGCGCAACTGGTAAAGCTAATGCTCAACTAGGAACAGCAACCAATGTTGCAAATATTGGCCTTGGAGCTGCTAATGCTCAAGCAGCAAGTCAAATTGCTCAAGGCAATACTTGGGGAGGAGTTGCAAATACAGCAGGCAATCTGGCTGGTTATTCAATGTTAAATAATATGAATCAACCTATGAATGCTGATGCAATCGCTGCTGGAGCAAGTCCTGGTGGAGCATTTACTCCAACAGCAGGCAATTCATTCATTATTAATCCAGCTTAAGGAATAATTATGCCAATTTCTACAAGCGGAGTTTCAGTTCCACAATTAGGTCAAAATGTAGACCCTAGTATTTATGGTAGCCAAAATGCGCCTAAGCCTACTACTTTGGCAGATATGCTTGATATTTCTAATAAAAGTGTTGAATTTCAAAAGAAAAAAGCATTATTGCCTTCTGAAATTGAAACTGGTCAAGCACAAGCTCAAAAAGCAACTGCTGAAGCCAATACTGCTCAGTTGCAAAATTTTCAAGCTCATTTAACCAATACCATTCAAGATCAGCAAAGACTTATAAACAAGCCTGATTTAACAGCTCAAGATATTATTGATTCTGTAAAACTTCATGCTAAAAATGCAGGAACTCCTGATGCTGCTGTTCAACAAGCTTTAGCAGGGCTTCCTGCAAGTGGAAACCCATCTCAATTAAAAGCTTGGCTTGCACAAAGTATGGCTAGATCATTAAATGCTCAAGGCCAATTAGATGCACTATATCCAAAGCCAACCCAAACAAATCTTGGTGGTACTACTGCTCCTCTTACTACAGGAAATCCTTTACTTACTGGTCAAGCTCCAGGAGTTCAAGCTGGCCCAGCAACTGCATTAGGCTTAACACCAGGTACAGAGTTAGTTGCTCAACCAGGAGATAATTCTGGTTTGCCTCCAGGTACAAAATATTTGGTAGGCGGCGGTCAAGTTGGCGGTTCTGCTGTAGGCGGTCAAGGCGGTGTTACACCTGACCAAATGAATAAACCTGCAAATCAACAAAGACCTGCTGTTTCTAAACTATCCCCTCAAACTGAAACCAATCTTGAAATTGGTAATAATTTGGTTAATACATCAAGAGAACAAGCTGGTAAAGCTGTTCAAATTGAATCTGCTGCAAACCAAGCTATTCAATTATCACAGGTTACTGATACTGGACAAGGTGCTCAATTATGGAATGCGCTTAAAGGTAATTATGTAGGGATTCCTGAATTTAATCCAAAAAATCCAGCAGCTAACTTTGATATTTTAGGTCATGTATTAACTAATGAAACTAATTTATTGGCGCAAAACCCTGCATATGGAGCAGGAAAAATGGGTGGAACTGGTGGCGGTGGTACTGGTAAACAAATTGAGCAAGCTGTTCAGACAGCAGGTAAAACCACTTGGAATCCAGAAGCTATTCAATATACTTCAAGATATAACAGAGCATTGGCTTATGGTGTTCAAATGTTCAATCATGGTGTAGATCAATCTCAAACAATTAGCAATGGAAATAGTCTTTATGCTAATGAATATCAGCAAAAATGGAACTCTAATTTAAACTTAGACTCTATTCGATTAGCTGATGCTAAAAGAAATGCTGGTATAGACCCACAAGGATTGACTCAAATTACTAAAGAGCTTGGTGGAGAAAAGTCACAAAGATATAAAAAGGCTCAAGAAGATTTGCGAATTATTAATGGTCTTGCTACTAGGGGCAAATAATGGCTTTAGATTTTGTAGACCCAGATTTATTAACAACACCTGAACTTTTGCCTGGTTCTGGTAAAACTGGAACTGGTAAGCCTAATGTTCAGGTTTCTGGATATACACCTCCAGAATCAACTAAATTTGATACTAAAAAAAGTTATGGTACTCCAATAAAACTTTTAGAAAATGTCATTCAAGCTGAAAGTTCTGGTAATCCTCTTGCTGTAAATCCTACTTCTGGTGCTATGGGTGTAGGCCAATTTATGCCTGAAACAGTAGCGATGCTTCATAAACAAGGAGTGGAATTTAATCCCTTTAATAAAGATGAAGCCAGAGCTGCAATGGATTATTACATTAGCCAACTGCATAAAGAGCATGGTGGGAATTATGTGAAGGCCATGAAAGCTTATGGTGGATTTAAAACTAAAGACCCAGAAAAGTATCTTGATAAAGTTTTAGAAGGTGTAGACCTTGCTGAGAATAATAAGCTTTTTATAAATCCAGAATCTTTGCCAGGAAGCACCAATATTCCTGAATCAGAACTTCAATCAAAACCTAATTTAACTTTACCTAGAGCTGCTGGATTGTTTGCCAGGGGTGCTACTCCTGCTGTAACTGGTGCTGCTATTGGTGGAACTTTAGCAGGGCCTCCAGGAGCTCTTGTAGGTTCTGTTGCGCTTCCTGTTGGCGATGTATTAAATACTGGCATTAATGCTGTTACAGGTGGTATTAATCGCTTTGCTGGTACTAATATTCCTAAACTTCAAATGCCAAGTAATGTTGCACAGCAATATATGACTCAAGCTGGGCTTCCTGTTGCACAAACAGGCCCAGAAAGAATGATTGAAACTGTTGGTGGAGCAATGGGCGGAACTGCTGCTGAATTACCTGCTGTCACTAGATTAGCAACTACAGCAGCTTCTCCTTTTGTAAGAGGAGTTGCTGAGTCTGCTGCTGCTGCTCCTGTTAGACAAGTTGCTGCTACTGTTCCTTCTGCTGTGGCAGGACAAGCTGTTTATGAAAAAACTGGTAATCCTTACTTGGCTATGGGTGCTGGTGCTATAGCAGGTATGCCTTTTGGAGTTTCATTAAAGCAAAGGTCTTTAAATGCTCCTTCTCAAGAAGAACTTGCTGCAATTGCAAAAAATCTATACAAACAAGCAGAAACTTCAGGAATTCAATTTGCTCCTGATAAGTTTGCAGCGCATATGGATCAAGTTGGTAAAGATTTAAGACAGTTTGGATATGCTGAAAATTCAAGCACTTACTCAGGAATTAAAGCTGCATTGGATGAATTGAAGAATACATCCAGGCCAAAGGATTATTTAGAACTTCAAGCTTTAAGAGAAATTATCGCTGGCGAGCAAGTATCTGCTAATCCTAAAGTCAGAATGTTGGCTGGAAAACTAAAAGATGAGTTTGATGATTATGTTCTCAATGCTCCAGACCAGCATTTAACTGCTGGCAGCCCTCAAGGTGCTCAAGCATGGAAAGATGCAAGAATTCAATATTCTAGATTGAAAAAAGCTGAAATATTTGATGACATGGTAACTGATGCTCAGTTTACTAATCAAAGTCTATCTCAATCTTTGAAAAATCAAATGAATAGCTTGGCAAAAAATGATAAGCGCATGAGGATTTTTTCTCCTGCTGAACAAGATGCAATTAGAGAAGTTGCAAAAGGCAGCGCAACTCAAAAAACTTTAGACTTATTATCTAAATTTGCTCCTGATACTGTCATGGGTGTTTTAAGCACAGTAGGAACTCATGCACTTAGCGGAAACCTTTCTTCAGCTTTATTATCTGGTACTACTTTTGGCGCTAAACAAGTTGCTAATGTTAATAAAAACAATGCAGTAGCTAAACTTGCAGACATGATGCGACTTGGTGAAATGCCAAAATTTGAATCTAGAGCTAAAAATATTCCAGTTACAACCCTTAGAGGGCTATTGTCTGGACAACCAACACCTCAAGGACAATAATGGCAACAGTAAATTTATCCCCTTTATTTAATGGTCAAACCATGTTTAATGGCGCTTTGCCATTAGCAGGTGGTCAAATTTATTGTTACCAAGCTGGTAGCTCAACCCCTTTAACAACCTATACAACCTCTAGCGGAAATATTGCTAATTCTAATCCTGTAATTTTGGGTTCTACTGGCAAACTTCCTAGTGAAATGTGGTTACAGGCTGGCTATTCTTACAAATTTGTTTTACAAGATGCAAGCAATGTAGTCATTAATACTTATGACAATATTGCAGGTATTTTGACTACAGTTCCAACATCTAATGCAACTTTACCTGCTGGCTGTATTATTATTTGGTCAGGCTCTACAGGTTCTATTCCTAGCGGATTTGTAATTTGTGATGGTTCTAATGGCACTCCTGACCTTAGAAATTCATTTGTTTTGGGAGCTGGTAATAACTACACAGTAGGTCAAACAGGTGGCTCAACTGATGCTATTGTTGTTTCTCATACTCATACAGCAACTTCAACTTCAACTGTTACAGACCCAGGACATTTCCATAATACTTATGGCGCTTATGGTGGCGGTGGAAATCCTGGTGGTTCATTAAATATAAATAATCCTGGCGGTCAAAATCAGTCTGTAACAACTGCTACAACTGGTATAACTGTTGCAACTGCAACAACCAATGCTTCTGCTGGAACAAGTGGCACTAATGCTAATATGCCTCCATACTATGCTCTTGCATACATTATGAAAACTTAATGGACTTTGTAATGGAAACCATAGAAGATCAGGTGCATGACACCGATAAAAGGTTGTCTGTGCATGAGGCAATTTGTGCTCAAAGATATGAAGGTATTCAAGAATCTTTTGCTAAAGGCATTCAAAGAATGCAAAAAATTGAATATATGCTTTATATCATTATTTTTTCTGTTCTTTTTGGCAAAGAATTTATTATTGATTTAGTTAAACATTATTTGGTGAAATAATATGGAACAGCCTTATATTGAAACTGCAAAAGAAGTGGCTGGCAAAGCTATTGGCAGACATGGACTTATTTACATTACTATTATTGTAGCAATGGGTGTAGGCGCATCTATTGTATTAGATGAAGGCAAAATGGCTGCTGTTATGGGTTTATTGGGCGCATCTTTAACAGCCCTCATTTCTATGCTTAACAATGTAGCTGGTGCTAATCCTAAACAAGAAAAGCCTGAATTTGAAATTATGAAAGAATTAATTTCTCGTCTTGATGGCATGGCTGATCGTGACCCTATGTCAGTTCAGGTAGAAGGTGACAAAGTTACTGTTCGCAAAGGCGAAAATGAAACTACTGTAGGAAGAAAATAATGTTTCCATTAGATGCTTTACTTGGAATTGGCAATAAACTAATCGACCATTTTTTTCCTGATGCTAACCAGGCAGCAGAAGCCAAGCTTAAACTTCTTGAAATGCAACAAAATGGGCAGCTTGCACAATTAAATGCAGATGTAAGCGAACAAAACAATATTTCTGCTCGATGGACTGCTGATGCCCAAAGTGATAGCGCACTAGCTAAAAACATTAGACCTATGACCCTTATAGCTATTCTTTGTGCTTATGTTGGTTTTGCAGTAGCTGATGGTGCTGGTTATAAGATTTCATCAAATTATGTAGAGTTATTAGGTCAATGGGGTATGTTGGTTATGTCTGCTTATTTCGGTGGCAGAACCCTAGAAAAGATTATGGACATGAAATCTAAGGCAAAAGAATGAAAAAACTATTATTTTTATTAGCTTTATTTACTTTCAATACCCAAGCTCATACCTTAGCAATTTGTCATGGGGAATATGCTTTATGCGCTGCTAGTCCTACTACCCCAACAGGCAAAACTATGACAGTCAATGGCAAAGTATTTAAAGAAGGCATGGCAGTTTGCCCTATTCTTAATGGGGCTGCTATTGCTAATATGGATTTAATGAATGATTCTTGTAAAAGCAAGCCTGGCAAAGTCTGGTCATTATTCGGTGTTCCTCCTGTAACTAATTACCCACAAGCCCCTAATTGGACACCTACAGCAGCTCAATTTAGGTCATTTACTGTAGGCACAACACCTACAACAGGCATGAGCAATATGTGGAGTTTTCCTTGTGATATTCAAGCGCAAAAAGTCAATGGTACAAAATTGGCTTCTTGTTATGGCCCAATTATGGAAAGCCCTTGGAATGCTGACCATGTAAAGCCAGGTGAAACAGCATTTACTCAAGCTCCAGCAGGGGCAATTTATCCTGTAGGTGGAAACATTAGTAAATGACAAATGAGCAATTACAAGCCCTTGGTATTGATGCTAAGTGGCTACAACCTTTAAATGATACTTTTGCCAAATATGGCATAGACACTCCAAAAAGACAGGCTGCATTTATAGGACAAGCACAACATGAGTCAGGCAACTTTAAAACCCTTGAAGAAGGACTTTCCTACTCAGCTAATCGACTTATGGCTGTTTGGCCCAGTAGATTTCCTAGTCTGGATGTGGCTAATCAATATGCGAATAATTCTGAAAAACTAGCCAATAAGGTTTATGGCGGTAGAGCTGATCTTGGCAATACTGAAGATGGCGATGGGTTTAAATTTCATGGCAGAGGCATTTTTCAGCTTACTGGGCGGTCTAATGTAACTACTTGTGGCAATGCCCTAGGACAACCTTTTGCAGAGCATCCTGAGCTTCTTTTAGAACCTATGTGGGCTTGTATGTCGGCAGGATGGTTTTGGAACAAAAAGGGTTTAAATTCATTAGCTGATGATGAGCAATGGGAAACCATGACTAAGCGCATTAATGGCGGTTTGGTAGGCTTAGATGATCGAATTAATAAAATCCATAAAGCAATGGATATTTTAGAGTCTTAAAAAAATAGGGCATCAATTTGGCAACTGTTACTTGTAAGGTGGAAAGCCTAAAAAACCCTTACTTGTTGCATCCTTGAATGTAGGCTTAACTGCCCTTAAGAGGATTATTCTTTAAAATCCATATGCTTAACCATAATCTCATGGGCCTCTCTTACCAGTTTCTGTAGTTCAATAATTCTGACAGTTTGTTTACCCATTCTATCTAAAGCACTTTGATATTCTTTCAACAATTCTTTGTACCTAGTTTCATAAGTAACTCGAATCTGCTTTTTTCTCATAAAAGCTGAATTAACTTTTTATTATCTTCAACCCAATCCAAAGCATTAAACCAGGCTTGAGTCCATAAATTTAAAGCTGTAGAGCCTTCATAAAAAAAGTCTGGGTAGAGAGCAAAAAAAGCTTCTTCACAATCATCAGATGGCACTTTTACATTGCCACCAAAAGGTATTTTTTCTTCTGTCATTTTTTCTTTTTAATCCCTTCTGCCCTTCTTAGATCATGACTATGTAATTTTTTTCCAACTGATTTGGGTACTTCACCAGCTTTTTCAGCAACTTTGGCAGCCACTTTTCTGGTAACAATTCGACCATTAGAAAGCTCAAATTCATGCTTTGCACCTTTGGCCTCTTTTCCTGCCATCTTTTTAAGTTCATCATGACTATAAGCTTTTGACTTAGCCACAATAACTTTGCCAGACTTTTCTTTAATCGCTGGTACAAGTACCTTTAATTTAGTTGCCATTATTTAATCCTTAGCACTTTAGCTTTTCGCATTATTTGTTCATATTGTTCTTTGGCTTGGTCATCCAAATTTCGCAAAGGAAGGTTTTGATAATATTTCCATTTATCTCTATATTCCTGTTGCTCAGAAGGAGCAATCCAGCCATTGAGCTTCCATCGAATTGTAATATCTGTTCCTGATGCTGTCCAAATATGGTCATTCATAATGCCTCCTTAAAATGGTGGATCATCTTCTAAAGTTGCTAGATTAGCTGTTGGCTTTTGTCCTTCAGCTTTATCTTCTGGAACATTTAGATAGGCCCAAAAAGAACCTTCCTTAAGACCTAAAAGTGGAATCATTTCAAGCTTAAGCATTAAGTCACCTTTTTTGGTTTCAGTCACTATGCCTACAGTTTGATACCTTTTTTTGCTAGTTCCATCCTGAGCTACATATTCAGAAACTGGAGCTTTTACATACCATTTGATAGCCATTTACATCCCTTTCATTAAATTTACTTCCACTTCCACTTCATCCAAAAACTTTTTAATTTCAGCTTCCATTTCAGCAATAAAAGCTTCATCCCTATCAACTCTAACAACTAGCAACTGGCTTCTTTCAGGCATCCTAGGGTCAAAAGAAACAAAGTCGCACCAATCCCTACCAGTTACAGCTATTTGAGCTTGCATCTGGATAACATACTTTTGAGGTGGTCTGTTATATTTAAAATACTCCCAATGAGTAGAGCTATTAGGACATTTAATCTCCACAAGACCCCTATCAGAAACAAGACCATCAGGGCTACAACCAAACCACTTAATACTAGGATGGTCGATGAAAGCGACTTGATCGACAAAATTATTGGTATCGACTTCATAAGCTACCCTTGCTTGAGGTTCGGTTTGAGTACCCCATTCCATTGCAGAGTTGGAGTAAGATTCTTGGATGATGCCTGTTGTTCTCTGTAAGGCTAATTCAATAAGGTAGTTCTGTCTAGAAGCAGATGGCCCTGTTTTAGTCTTAGCCAATATGTCGGCTACTCTAGAAGCTGTAACCTTGCCCAAGCGCATCTGAAACCATTCTGGACTGCCTTGCTCCACAGCTACCCTATCTTCAGTTGTAAATGTGGTCATGCTAACTCTGCTTTCTTAGCATCTTTTGCTGCTGAAATCTTAGCAACTGCTGATTTATCTTTTGAGAGTTGGTGATAAGCATTACCATATATGACTTTGAGTTCATCTATATCCTTTGCGGTATTAATAGCCAAGCACCATGTATCAGATTGACCTGATAAATCTACTGGTTCTTCATCAGGCAAATCCTCACCAGCATAAATATATAAGCCTATACCAAACAAACTGATGCATTTAACCAAGCATCGCATCATAGCGGTATTTACATCCATTGCATTAGGGTTGGCAATAGCTTTATTCATATTATTAATAACAGGCATTTGGCAAGTCATAGATTTACCCATAGCGGTTACTGTGCAAAAAACCATTACTGATTCATTGAAATAAACAGGGTCACCAAAAGTCCAAGTTGCTGTTGGGTCATTTTGTAGAAGCTGGTCTACTGCCCAAGTCCAGGAAAGATAAGTAAATTTACCTTTTCTTTCTGTATGCTCATTGACATTAATAAGTCTTAATTCATTAAAAGTTTTCATCACTTATTCCTTAATATGGGATTTTTGCTTCAGAAATCATGTCGATTTGGTCACAAATTAACTTATCGACTAGGCCATCAAGCATTGATACTGCATGGCCTTTGATGGAATCTTCACCTTCAAGATATTTTTTAAGAATGATTAGCTGAGAAATCAGGGCCTCATCTTTATTAAATCTATTCCAAATTGCATCTTCTTTGTAATCTATTGCTGCTGGTTTTGTAGGTTTTGTAGTCATCACTTTCTCCTCAATCAATAATTTCAAATTCTGCTACAGATTTGGCATGGCCTTCCATGTATTCACAAGCCATTGATATTAGTTTTCGACCCAAGGCCTCATGGTCACCTGAATCAATCACAGCTTGTAAATCTTCAGAATCTTTTACTCCCATGTCACCAAGAGCTTCAGATATAGCTCCTGAAGTTCTGTAATCAAATTTGCCACCAACTTTCATTAGTTCCCAGGCTCTCGCCTCGATTTCATCGGTGCGATCATCATAGTCATCAGGCTCATAGTAAGCATCGTGTCTAGACATTCCCATGATTAGATACCTCCTACAAAAATGGCAGCCAATACAACACCAAGAATCACAACACCAAGCCAATCTAATAATGTAGTTTTCATCACTTACTCCTTAAACTCGAAAATCATCGGTTGCAAAAGATTTAAATAAATCAACCATTCTTAAAACATCTTTAAATGGCATATCTGTACCAGTAGCATCTTTAACAATACTTCTAATATCTTCTACTTGAGATTGGGTAATTTCGTAACCATCTTGAGTAGTCCAAACATAGTCTGCATAACCTTCTTTGCTGATTCCTAGTTTCATTTTTATTTCCCTTCATCACTTGTTTAAGAGCCTTCAGTATACACAAAAATTCACTTTGCAACAAATTTATACCTAGGACATACCCTAATACAACACTTTTTTAAGATTTAGACTAGAATTATGGTATTGTTTCACAAAAGAAAGGAATTTTATGCACCCAATGGATTTACTCAGAATTGAGTTTAGAACCCTAGAAGCCTTAGCCAGTAAGCTTGATATACCTGCTAATACTGTTTATCAATGGAATAAAACCAACATCCCTTTTAAGTGGATTAAGGATATTGAGGAGCTTTCAGAGTACCGATTGACCAGAGAAATGCTTAGACCAGACCTGTTCAAAAAGGACTGAAAATGAATTTTTACCCTTTCCATATAGGGGATTATCTAAGCCATACAAGCCATCTTACTGATGAGGAAGATTTGGCTTATAGGCGCATGATCGACCTTTATTACCAGACTGAAGAACCTTTTACCGATACATCAAAACTGGCTCGGAAGGTCAGGTCTAGTTTTGAAATTGTTGGTTCAATTCTTTCTGAGTTTTTTATTTATCAGGACAATGCCTGGCATTTAAAGCGAGCTGATGAAGAAATAGCTAAATACAAAGCTATGAAAGATGGGGGTCGCAAAGGGGCATCAATAAGGTGGCATAAGGGTAGCGATAGCCCCCCTATTGCCCTCCCTAATCACCCCCTAATGCCAACCAAGAACCAAGAACCATTAACCAAGAACCATATAAAAACTACTGCTCCTAAAGTCGCAACTCCTATCGGAGTTAGTGATGATTTATGGTCTGATTTTTTGGTTTATAGGAAAAGGCTCAAAGCACCAGTTACTGACAGAGTTCTTGCAAGACTTATCAAAGAAGCTGAATTAGCCAAAATGCCATTAGACCAAGTGCTTGAAACAATCATTTTTAAGGGCTGGAGGTCATTCGATGCTTCATGGATTCAGCAAATAGCTCTAAAAGCCTCAGAAATGCCCCTAGGAAGCGATAAACAGATTGAGGAGGCATACAGGGTCGAATGTGGTGGAGATCCCTCCAAAGCTCGATTTAACAGTTATTTTGAAATGAAGAAATTTATTTTGGATTTTAGGGATAAGAAAAGGGCATGAAGGTGCTTATTGCTTGTGAATTTAGTGGAACAGTTCGTGATGCCTTTATTGGGGGGGGGCATGAAGCCATGAGCTGCGATTTAGAGCCTACTGCAGTACCTGGGCCTCACTATCAAGGAAATGTATTGGACATAATCAATGATGGCTGGGATTTAATGATTGCTCATCCTCCCTGCACTCATCTAGCAGTAAGTGGAGCTAGGCATTTTGCCAAAAAACAAGCTGATGGTCGGCAACAGCAAGGCATTGATTTTTTTATGGCATTGGCTAATTGCAATATTCCTAAATATGCAATAGAAAATCCAATAGGAATTATGAGCAATTTATGGAGAAAACCTGACCAAATAGTAAACCCTTGGGAATATGGGCATAGGGCTACAAAAGCAACTTGTCTTTGGCTTAAAGGGCTTCCTTTGCTAAAACCAACAAATATTGTTGATAAAGGTGATGTTTGGGTAGCTAAAAGTGGAAAAAGAATGAGCCAATGGTATTACGACAGCAGTTGTTTGCCACCAAAAGAAAGAGAAAAAATGAGGAACAAAACTTTTCAAGGAATTGCAGATGCTATGGCTGACCAATGGGGAAATGATGAAATCAAAGGACAGCTCAAATTATTCTGAAAAATATCGTCATCAATGCGCTGTTCGCCAGCTCATTATGTGGCGCAAGCAATGGGGATTGGCACAATTTAGGGAATATATGCGAAAGCATAAGTTGGAGTGGCAGTTGGTAAGGGATTTTGAGGATCAATGGTTGAAGAAAAATAGAGCTGATGAATATGGAGAATGGAAATGAATTTAGATAAATTGGATGAAAACAGGGTAGAAATGGCCCTTATGAAGCTTGCTGAAACCAATGAGGATCATGCTGCATGGTCTGGACAGGTAAATTACCTTGCAGAAGGCATTAAACAAGCCAAGGCTCATGCATTTTTGCTGGCTGATGGGACAGTAGCTGAAAGAGAAGCAAAGGCTGTAGCAAGCGATAAATATGACCAAGCAGTTCAAGCCCATACCAAAGCTTATGTCCAATTTAAAAAAATAGACAATGAAAGGCAACATGAGCAAAGAATTATTGATATTTGGCGCACTTTATCTAGCAATCGCAGACAAGGAAATATTGGATGAGTCAAGGCTCAAAAACCTATTGGGAAAGGGTTTCAATATCTGGCCCTAATGGGGAGGATATGTTTGAAAACTATTGTCAGATAAATGATTGCAAATTTCAAAGGCTTGGATTTGACCAAAAAAATGACAATGTACCTAATTTTTGGAGAATTAATCCTATCCTGAGAAATCTTCCAGATTATGTTATTACCAATAAAAAAGGTAAAACTTATGCAGTTGCAGTAAAAGGATCAGATAATTTCAAGCAAAAAGAGATTGATTTGATGCCAAGAATGGTAGAGGCTTTTGGTTCTGATGAAGCCCCATTAATTTATGCTTTTTGCTTTAAAGAAAAACAAGGCCCAATTTGGGTAAAACCAAGTGAAATTGTAGAGTTGTATAACAAAGCCCAAGACCAGCAATGGCCTGATGGGGTTATTTATAGAAATTTAAACATAAGGAATCGCCATGAAAGACTTCAGCTTGCCATACTTGACCCTAAAAAAGCTATTAGACCAGTATTACTCAGCGATGATTTCTCAGGATAAAGATAAAGCAGCTCAAATTGCCAATGAAATTGTTGAAGCATCTTTAAAGCTAGAAGATATAGCCTATGCCTACTAAAGCAGAGAAAGAGCTATATGAAAAATTAGCCAGGATTGGTTGCATATTATGTAAACAGCATGGCATAAATACAACTGATACCCCTGTGGAAATGCACCATTTGAGGCGGTTTGGTGGTAAAAGAAGTCTTTCGCCTGTGATTGGCCTTTGTGCTTATCATCATCGGCTTGGGGACAGCAGTTACCATTCTCTTGGAGTCAAGGCCTTTGAAAAATACTGGGGCATCAGTTGTGAGCAACTTATAGAAAAAACAAATGACTTATTACAAAAAGAGGGTTGATGAGAACCAAAGCCAAATAATCCATACCTTTATTGCTTTGGGGGCTTC